TTATTTTTCCTCTTTTTTTAAGTTTTTTTCTAACACTACATGAGTTCTATAGTAGTTATGTTTATCAAGAATCTTTTGCCAACCTGGTCTTGCAATTAATTCCATGCAATCGCATCCTTGATCTATAGCAAAATTCTCTATCTTTACAATTAAATTTTGCCAGTTTTGTCTATTCTTACCTGTAACCATAGGTAAATGTAAGACTTTTTTTATGCTTCTTTGTATAATTTGAGATAAAACAACACCATTAAATTGTTCTTCAATCGTATTTTTATCTTGATCCCAAATAATCCAAAGTTGTAATTTACCGTCTTTTAGTAAATCTTTGTAGTGGTCAGCATGATGATGACTACCAGAATATATTAAAGCATTTCTAATATACTCTCTTACTAAAATCCAAACTTCGTCTATTTTATCTTTAGGTATTCTAACAACATCCATTAGTAATAAACTTCTAACAAACTAACTATTCCGCTTATACCTGCTGTAGAAGATGATTCAATCTTTAATAAATCACCTTGTTCTAAAACAATTGGTGCTTGTATTAAATTACAAATAGAAGTTCCAGAGAAACTAGCATAAGCAATTTGATAGTCAGTAGAAGCTGAACTATCTCTTACATATACTTTTACTACTTTACTGCCAGACTCATTTGTTAATTGAATATTTTTTATTAATGCTGTTTTATTTACCGGTGTTGTATAAACAGTTACCGGTGTTGTAACCGTTGGATCATAGAAAGCGTTTTTATAAAGATTAGCCATTTTAATATTATGTTAAATCGTACCACTTAATTAAACCAGAAACATCTCCATTAGCAGCACCTGGTCTTACAGCTAAAGTTAATGTATCTGATGTTCCAGAAATTGTTTGGCCCAATTGATATGAAAATGCAAAAGCATCTCCACCAATACTAAACGGTGCAGTCTTACCACCTAAATATCCACCAGAAATTCTAGTTCCTGTTGAAGTTAAATCAACAGTTGTTAAATCGTATTCTGTGTTATCATCAAAACTTGTATAACTAAAAGCACTTGATGGTGTTGCATTAACAAATAAACCCCATTCAAAATCTCCATTAGATACGTTTAATATATCTGCACCTGCTGGAATAATTACTGCGTATGGTCTTGATGTTTTAATTTTAATTGTTGCAATATTGTAATAAGTATTAGCAGTTGTAAGATTAACTCCAGCATTTACGTTTCCTGTGCCAATCATTTTCTGAATACCTTCTGGTGCATAACCACCTTCAGACATACAAGTTGAACAAATTTGTTGTAATGTATAAGTACCTACTGATAATGTTCCGCTTCTTTCTATTTCATAACGAATAGGAAGATTAGCAGTTTGCATATAAACAGTTGTTAAACTGTTAGCATTATTAAAAGTATGAGCTGTTATAAATTTACCATCAATAACAAAACCTACTCTTACAGATCCAACACCTAGCCATTCAAAATCCATAAATAAGATATTGGATTTAGCAACATCTAATGTATATCCGCTTGCGCCAGTACCATCTAATTTATCACCGTTCCAAGATGATTGAGAAACTTCATTATCAGTAGAAGTTCCGGATGTATAAGTTCTTCTTACAATCTTTAATGTTGTACCATCTGCTGTAAAAAATATTCCGTTATTAGCATCAAATGCACCAACCTTTTGTTTAAGGTTAGCAGTTGCAGTATTCATTATAAATGTATTTAATATAAGTAATGATTTACCAGGTTGATAAGACATTACTCTTTTAGATTGTCTTATGGTTTTAGAACCTGCTGATTCAGTTACATTTAGATTAACTGTAGATTTGTTTTGTGTATAAGTAACTGTTCCACCATTTGCTGTGGACTCATCAAATAAACTATTTTTAGAAAGAACGTTTTTGCTGTCAAATATTGTTAAAGGATTTGATACTCTTAATCTGCCAAAAGCATCATAAGCTGTTGAACCGCTTCCACCCCCAATAGTGATAGGAGTAACATTTACATTAGAACAACAGCTCATGGTTTAAATTATTTATTTTTTTTTAAATCCCATTTTCATAAATCTATATGCCTTTGCAGAAATAGTAGATTTAGATTTTGGTCTTGATATGCCAAGTCTTTTACGTCTATTTATGTTAGCGTATAAACCTTGTTTCTTTTTCATATTTATTTTTTATTAAAAGTTTCTTCAACATCTTTATACCAATCTTTAATGAATTTAAAGTAATCATTGTAGAACTTTTCTACTGATTCTTTATACTCAGAATAAGATGGAACTTTAAATGGATTAAAGTTGAACATATTATCTCCTTATATTATTTGTTGATAAAATCCAATTCTTCTTGTGAATATGGAAACATAATTAACTCCTTTATTGTTGTCGCACCATATAATGTTGCAACGCACAATAATCAATAGTAATTAATTATTTTAATTTTGATTTTATAGATTCAATAATATCGTTAACAACTGATTCATATTTCCATCCTAGAAATACTCCAATTGCTAATCCAATAATAAATATAATCATATTAATTTTTAGGTTGTACTGGAAATACTACTGCATTAACTTGTTCAACTGTCGTTAAACCTTGAGTTATATTTCTAAGATTAGTTCTATATACCATCCACTCAGATTTTTTAGCAGGTGTTAATACGCTATCTTGTAATACTGTATAATCGCTATCTTTTAATAATGAATTACGTTTGCTACGCAAAGCGTTCATAGCTCTATCAAAAGCACCTTTTTGCCAACGAACTGATTCGTTTTGTCTATCTAATATTTCCTGTGCTGTTAAAGGTATTTTAACACCATCTACTAATTTATGTTCCATAGTTTCTATTTATTATTGTTAATTGAATTAGTCAATCTCATTATAGTACTCCTGCGTAGCGTAGCGTAGCTTGTGTTGTTTAAAATACCTACCATTTTAAACGACACCAAACATTGCAATAGTGCCATCAAAGTTACCTGTATCCATCTTAAATTGTATAGCATTGATAGCAGAAGTAGTATTACCATATCCAGCAACAAACCAATTAACACTAGCTGGATAAGAAGCATCATGACTCATATTAACGCAAGATATAAAATGCTTTACATAAGTTGTTGAAGCTGGGTTAAATAGTTGCATAGAACCACTCATATTGTCATCACTATTATTTCCTTGATTTTCACATAATGGTTGGAATGCTGTGCTTTGTGCTAAATCATTAGATGTATTATATCCAAAATCAGTTGTATCTGATTCATAATGAAATGGTCTAAAAGCAGTTGATGTCTTAGTTACGTTATAATTACTTCCTGAGTCAGTTGATAAGTTAAAAGTTAATTTAGCATTATTAGTAGCAGGTTTAATATTAATAAAATAAAACTGATACTCTTTATAAGTAGAATTAATACCAGTAGTGAAAGAAATAGAAGCACTGTTACTAGCAGTCTGGGATTGTATATGAATAAGATTACCCACACCAAAAGGTAATGATGTTACGTCTTTGATTGATCTGTTGTTTAATTTAATTAGTGGCATATTTAAATTCCTTTTATAATTTTATTAGCATTGTTTTTAAGTAATTTAAATATGAAATCTAGCGATAGCATACTATGAATTATCTATCGCATAAAGATAAATAGTACCATCAAAATTTCCTGATGACATTTGAAATCTAACAGCATTTATTGCACTTGTTGTGTTTCCGTAACCTGCAATATATCCATTTGTTTGATAACCACCAGAATTATCAGAATTTCCTTCATTAATATTAGAGATAAAATGTTTTACATAAGTTGTAGAAGCTGGATTAAATAAACTCATAGAACCACTTAAACTTTCGTCAGAACCATTTCCAAGTTGTTCAGGATTTAACCATTGATCTAATGTGCTTTGTGCTAAGTCAGCATTAGTATTATAATAAAGATTTGTATATGAATCATTTTCATAATGAAAAGTTGTAAAAGCTGTTGTAGTTTTTGTTACGTTGTAATTACTTCCACCATCTGTACTTAGATTAAAAGTAAAATAAACATTGTCAGTTCTTGGATGAATGTCTACAAACACAAACTTATATACTTTGTAGGTAGAATTTAATCCTGAAGTAAAGGATATTGAAACTGAGTTTGAAGCTGTTTGACTGCTGATTAGTTTTAATTTACCAGTTGGGATTGCACTAGGTAAAGCTGTAATGCTTGATAATGATTGGTTGTTGTATTTAATAAGTGGCATTTCGTTTACATTATATATGTTAAATTTAATTCTTCAACGAAATGAAATGAAGTTGATAGCATATTAGCTTTTCTTTACTCCGTACATTTTTATAATACCATCAAAGTTACCAGAGTTTGTTTGAAATCTGATTGCGTTAATAGCACTAGTAGTATTACCATATCCAGCTATAAAGTTATCTAAAATATAATTTTGATAATGATATGTTTGAAATCTTAAAATGTAATGTTTAACATAAGTTGTAGAACTTGGATTAAATAATTGTAATGAACCAGCATGTGCTTCATCAGTATCATTTCCTAAATTTAAAGACATAATTTGATAACCAGTAGATTGTGCTAAATGTTTGTTTGATTCGTAAGTTAATGAAGTTACTGTATCGGCTTCGTCATGGTAAGCAAAAAAAGATGAGCTTGTTTTTGTTACAACATAAGTTGAACCACTATCTGTACTCATATTAAATTGAAACCATACATTGTCAGTTCTTGGGTGAATATCAATAAACTTAAATTCATAAGCATCATAAGTAGAATCCAATCCTGTTGTGAAGGATATGTAGGCACTATTACTAGCTGTTTGTGTTGAGATAAGTATTAGATTATCAGTAGGTACACTTGAAGGTAGTGCGGTTGTGCTTGTCAGCGATTGATTATTAGCAAATTTAAGTGGCATATCTAAATTCCTTTTATAGTTATACTATTTGTATGAGAAAGGAATTTAAATATGAAGTCTTGCGACAGCATAGGATTAAACTCCTAATAAAGAATTTATTTCTTCGTCAGTTAAACCAATAGCTTTTAATTTAGATATTGCTGATTGTTTTCTTTGTTGTTCTAAAACTAATCTATTATTTTCTTCAGCTTGTAGTTCTACTTGTTTAGCTAGAATAATATCATTAGCAATAACTTGTGTATTCTCTAACCATTCAATAGTATTAATATCATCATCTGATATATTAACTTTTGCATTAGGATTTATTTTTAAAATTGTTTTTAAAATATCTAATTTCATAATTAACCTTTAATTTCCATTACAGTTATAGAACCTTTACACCCAGCATAATTAAAATATCCACCACCACTTTTAAAATAAAATTGATATGTAAGAGATGATGTTGAACTTGGTGAATCTAAGTAAGTCATACAAACTAATTGCATATTAGAATGAGAACCATATCCATAAATTCTTGACATTCCTTCTGTAGAATGTCCAAGATTAGTAGAATCTCTATAAATAGTTGTGTTTGTTTGTGTATCTGCATTTGTTGAAACTTGACTTGAGCATATAATAAATATTTTATTACTAGTTGATGATGGAGTTATTGATGCAGATAATGTATTTGAAGCAGTTACAAATGAACCTGCTGATGAACTTCTTTCTGTACTATCAGTAGCACTTACAACTTGAATAACTTGTCCAGTAGATACAGCTGCTGCAAAAGTATTATCACCTCTTAGGAATGTTGTAGAATTTTTAGTACCAGTAGCTGTTAGTTTAGCTAGTGATACAGTATTATCACTTGGTGTGCCTATATTTAATACATCTCCTAATACAATAATAAAATCTATTACATCAGATGTTGTTAGTGCAGATGAGAATATAATTGTAGAACCAGATATTGTGAATGAATCTGTTGGAGCTTGTAGAATACCATTTAATGATACAAGACAATGATTAGGGGATTGTGGGTAGTATGCCACTCCACCATTGGTTAGGTTAAATGTAGTTGTAGCGGATGTAGTGATTGCGTCTAGCTTGACGAAGTTTCCTACTGTTGGTTGTTTGCCGATATATGCCATAATTATTTAGGATATTTTTCTTTTATACTAGCTATTCTTGTTTTCCAAGCATCAATTCCATTATGATAAATCTCATCTAATTGAGATACAATAGTTCCATATTCTTTGCGTCTATTATCGTAAACATCTTCTAATGCTTGTAGTTCTTTTTGCTTATCTAGTATTTGTTTATTAGTAATGTTTGTTGGGTTTCCATCATGCCATTCAAGAGTATTAATATCTTCTCCTGATACTGAAACTTGTGCATCAGATTTAATTGTTAGTATTGCTGTACAAATATCTATTTTCATAATTAACCTTTTACTTCAAAAGCAGTTAATGAACCTTTTGTACCACTAAAATTTAATTTAACAGTACCACTTGTACTTTGTCTTATATAAACTTGATAAGTAGTTGCAGAAGTTGTTGAGGGTGAATCTAAATAACTCATTCCACCCATATTTGGTGATGGATCTGAACTACCAACATTATGCATTGTTAAACCTTTATTACTAGCAGCACCTAAATCTGTAGCACCTCTAAAAATTGTAGCAAATGATTCTGAAGCATTTGCTGAAGTATTTCCAACAAAACCATTAAATATTAAAAATATTTTATTAGATGTTGATGAAGGTGTAATAGTAACTGACAATGTATTTGAAGCTGTAACAAATGTGCTAGATGTTGTACTTCGTTCTGTACTATCAGTAGCTGAAACAACTTGAATAACTTGTCCAGCAGTAGCACCTGCACTTCCCCATGTATTATCTCCTCTTAAAAATGTAGTTGAACTAGGAGTTCCTGTTGCACTTAAATCTGCAATAGCAATTGTTCCATCAACAATCTTTGCAGAAGTTACAACGCTATCTGTTATATCAGCTGAGGTTAAAGGTTTTGCAGCTGGAACATACCCAATGTAAGACATTTAATATCCTATGTAGAAATATCATCTACTGTGCTAACGACTGTGTCTAAAGACGTAGCAGTATCTGATACAATTTTTAAAGCATCACCAGATTGAACTATAATTTTAGCACCACCATCAATAACTTGTAATGCAGATCCTGCAGGTATTGGTGCATTTTTAATTAAGTAATAATCTAAAGTTGAGTTTGTAATATATACAGAAGCATTAACTGCACTTCCTGTAGTATTAGAAATATTAACACCTACGATTGTGTCGTAACTGTCTGCTGTGAAAATTGTAGTAGCTGAAGTACCTATATTTCTATTGATGTATCGTCTAAAATTTTGTGCCATATTTTATTTCCTTTATATTATTTATTATTATAAAGCAATTGCCATAGCAATAGCAAAACCTTTAGTTGCTTTATTGTCTATTTGAGTTTGAATAGCTGAAGTAACACCAGAAACATAACCTAATTCTGTACTTGTTACAGATGATACAGCTACTTTTCCAGAAGCATCTGAAGCCAAAGCTCTACTAGCTGTAAGATCAGATGAAGTTATAGTTGTAGCTCCGCCTGTAATCGTTGCTTGTTTTGCATTTAATTGAGTTTGGATTGCACTTGTTACACCATCCAAATAACTAAATTCAGTATTATTTACAACTCCTGTTCCAATCTTAGTTGCAGCAATTGAATTAACTGCAATATTAATTGTACCAGATGTTGTTACTGGAGAATTAGTAATTGTAAATTCTGAAGATCCAGCATCAGCTAAACCTACAGAAGTTACTGTTCCACCAGAACTAGGATAAACTTGTGTATATGTAATTGAACTAGAACCAAGTGTAGCGCTAGTATCGGTAGTACATAACCATAATGTATCTTGTTGTGATGAACCTTCTGAAACTAAAATTAATTGTCCAGCTAATTCTGTTATTGTATCAAATTCTGTATCTCTTGAAGCAGCACCTGATGCTACAACAGTATATAAACCATTTTGAGATGCAGTAGATTGATTTTTTAATAATACTCTATTTCCTGTAACTAAAGTAACACCATCAATTGTATCACCATTTTCTAAACCAGAAGCTATAACTACGTTTGTAGTTGAAGCAACTCTAGCAACAACTCTAGTTCTAAGTCCAGCAACTAAATTATCAACATAGTTTTTAGTAGCAGCTTCAGATGATGCAGAAGGATCACCTAATCCTGTTACTGTACCACCTGATATAGATACGTTATTAGCATTTTGAGTTGCAATAGTTCCAAGTCCAAGATTTGTTCTTGCAGTAGATGCTGAAGTTAAATCAGATAAATTATTTGCTTTAACAAGTTTAGCGTCTAATTGAGTTTGAACAGCAGAAGTTACTCCACTTAAATATCCAAGTTCTGTATCAGTAGTTGTTGATACTGCAATTTTTTGAGATGAGTTAGATATAACTGCTCTTGATGCAGTTAAAGATTCTGTATCAATAGTCGTTGCAGAACCAGTTATGGTTGGTTGTTTTGAATCTAATTGAGTTTGAATAGCACTTGTTACTCCAGATACATAACCTAATTCTGTAGATGTAACTGAAGTTGTAGCAACTTTACCAGATGCATCAGATGCTAATGCTCTGCTTGCAGTTAAATTAGATGATGTAATTGAAGTTGCACCACCTGTGATTGTTGCTTGTTTAGAATCTATTTGCGTTTGAATAGCAGATGTAACTCCATCTAAATATCCAAACTCTGTATTTGAAACTGAACCGTCATGAATCTTAGTAGCATTAATTGCAGCGCTTGCATTGATGTCAGCGTTAACAATAGTTCCGTCTGCAATCTTAGCTGATGTTACAGCATCATCTGCAAGTTTAGCAGTTGTTACGTTTAAGTCAGTTATCTTTGCAGTAGTGACAGCATTAGAAGCAAGTTTAGCAGCAGTAATACTACCATCAGCAATATTAGTTGTACCAATAACTGAATCTGGAATTGATGAATTTGTTTTAGATAAAGCACCAACATAAATTGTTAATGTCTCATTTGATAATGAACCACTATCCCAAGTTACTGTGACAGTTGTATTTGTTGAAAATGTTGAAGCGCTAATTGATCCATAGATAGTTCCTGTAGAAGATCCTACAGCTTTTATTCTACGACCAACATGATAGAAACTTGTAACGTCTGCACTTGCTACTGTGAATGAAGTTGATGAAGCATAAGAAATTGTAAATGCACTATCTCCATCTCCATAAATAACCCATTGAGAATCATTGTACCATTCTCTAATGTCAGCAGTCATTGCTCTGAAAGCATTATTAATATTTGAAGGTAACATTCCTTCAGCAATACTAATACCGCCTACTGATGTATTTCCACCTGCTGTTGAACTATAATCTTTTATTCCTGCCATATTAATCTCCTATGAACCATGAGAAAACTTTATCATTCTCTGTATTAAATTTGTTTATATATGTATTTACAGCTTCTTCAACCTGTCTTTGAAAATATTCTTGGGTTTCAAAAGAGTATCTAACATTATCTATATCTTTTTCAATAACATCTATAGTCATTATCTATATCCTGCTCTACTTGCAACAAAATCTACACCTTGTGCATGATGCCAGTCAGTTCCTGAAGCTATTTTAACATTAGCTCTAACATATCTTCCAGATCTTCTTACTGGATTTATACCACTATCTGTCATTGTAGATGTTGAAGATTCTGTTTCAGTATCTGCAAGTCTTTCTCTTGTTTTAACTGTAACGGTTGCTTCTGCATCAACAATGGGTCTAATACCAGTTATGTTTGCTCTATTGCCTGGAAATATTTCTAATTCAGATGTTTCTATTTCAGCTTCTAAAGCATTACCAGAAAATATTGCAGCTTTATAATTATTATCAATTGCACCTAAATATAATTGTCCACCAGACCAAAAGTCTGTATCTAATGCAATATTAATATCATCTAAGTTAGTAGATATAATATCCATTAATTCAACTGTATATGCACCAACGAATTGTGAAAATATAAATGATGCATTAACTTCTGCTAATGACCATTTTTGCGTTGCATAATTATAAATTAAAATTCTATCACAAATACCAGTAGTGTTATTTGTGTTGTTTGCTGATGGATATAACCATAAAGCAAGTTGATTAAATGGGTCAACTGCAGCAACTATTCTATCAGTATATGCTTTATTTAAATCGGATTCAAAAAATCTATTAACTTTTTCAGCGCCAATTGCAATAACTGTATCTCCATCTATTTGGAAGAAACCATCATCAGCATAAAAGAAAACCCTTCTATTGTCTTGGCAAACAGTATGACCATAGACTGCACCTCTGTTAGGTGAAATCACAGATAATCTAAATACGGTTGCACCACCGACATAGTCCATACGAATAATTTGGTTTTGTCTAAATACATAACCAACTTCGCCTGATGTAATAGCTACAATTCTTCCGCCTGAACCTGGTAAGTCTTGGTAATCTGCTTGTTTAGAACCTTCTGTCCAAGTTGTAATATCATTAATACCAGACCATTGGATTCTATTAGTTGCATTTGCAATGTTACCAACAACTAAGAAATCCCTAACAACTCCTGACATTCTAAATAAAGGTGGAGTTCCATCTGTTGCAATAGCAGACAAATTTGCAAAGTTAGTAGATGTTCCCATTAAATAATATTGTGGTGTATCTACACCATTGCTTGCAATAATATAATTTCCGTACTGTGTGAATGTCCAAAAATCAGTATTTGTTCCTGTTAAAGAACTTTTTCTTGAAGTGAATGTTCCTGAATCTAATTGATAAATATTAGTGTTAGTTGCAACAAAGTTATAAACAGTATTAGTATTATCTCTGAATGACCCACCACCTCTAGCATTTGCTGAAATCGTATTTGAACTGTAAGGAACAAGACTTTTAAATGGTTTATAACCTTGCAAAGCATAATAAACATTCTTAGCAACATTTGCACCTGGATTCAAGTGTTCTGGTTGATCCGGTAACCATTCACCAAAAGGAACTTGCATAGATTTATTCTGTTATTGTTGTAACGTATCTTCTTGTAAATGGAGAAGCGACTGTAACATCTGATCTTATTTGTAATGGTGAACCAGAATAAGAATCTTCTCTATCATTTAATTCAATTCTTTCAAGTGCTGTTTGATACATTGATGACCATTGTTGAACTTGATTAGGGTCAAATCCACCTAAGAAATTAGCAGCATGAAATAAACTACCATATAAATATACTGCAGGATGATCTGTTAAAATATAATTAGTTGTATTACTTGAAGTTAATGGATCAAATTTTTTATAATAATTTAATATTGCTGAATAAGTAGTATCTGGTCTTGGAGCAAATCTAAATGTTGAACCTAAGATAGTATAAGAACTTGGAACACCAGTTGTTGAAGATGCTTTTACAGCATCCATTTGAGCTGGTGAAATAAAAGTCATTGGATATTTTTGACCATTACTTAAAATATAAAAATCTCTTACTTGTAAAAATCCTGTTGGTGTATTTTCAGTTTCAGCATCAATGGTAATTGTTGTTTGTGCATGCATCTGACGTATTCTTAATTTAGCATTTAAATCTGCTTCTGTAAGAACAATAAAATCATCTGATATTTCAGAAGTTAAATCTGATCTATTTAACCAATTAGCAATTGCTGATTTTAATTCTGTATATGTACTTAAAGCCATTATAATCTACCTGGTGCTGTTCTGAAAAATTGAAATTCAGAACTGTTTAATTTCTTTTTTAATATTTTTTTTTGAACATCTGATGGTAAAGCAAACCAATTTGAATTACCATTATATTCTTTAGACCAAATTTCTAAAACTAAAGTTGGAATAGAAGCAACTCTTTTTAAATCTTTAGATTTTGAATAACCATTGTTCTGTGAATATAATTTTTTATTATGTTCAACAATAGGTTTGTAATCTATGTTTCTTTCAATAACAACTTTATCCTTATCTTGATGATAAGTTGTTGTCATTAAACCTTCTTTTTCAACTATCTTAGTCATGCTCTGCCTTGACCAACATATTTCTTTTTAGAAACTTTTTTATTTGGTCTTTTACTATGTCTGCCTGGTCTTTTCTTTTTTGTTTTTTTTAAAAAGACGTAACCAAATGCGCCTTTAGCTTTTTTCACTATTTAGACATTTGACTAACAGAAGCAGTTCC